GTGCAAAACCCAGGAGAAGAAATTGTAGGAGAGTATCTGAAATATTTTCTGGGCTGTGACTTCATTGAGTACAACCTATATACTCCAGACGTTCAGGGCGAAATTGATGTTGTTGGCATAAATCCTAAAAATAAAATTGTTTATATCTGCGAGGTCGCTACCCATTTAGTTACGGGTCTTCAGTACGTCAAAGATTGCCAGTCTGACAACGTGAATCGCTTTACCAAAAAGTTCCGAAAAAACATTCAATATGCAAACAAGTATTTCGAGGGCTATGAAAAGCATTTTATGCTTTGGTCACCCATAGTCAAAAACCAAGGTGTGGGTGCAAAGAATAACCAAACGAGAGATATTGAAGAAATTCAGCAGAATTTACGTACAGAATTTGGTGTTGAACTTGAACCAATCATAAACCGAGCGTATTTCAACTGCTTATCACAGCTTAGAGAGTATGCCGCCAAAGAAACAAAGGAGTTAAAATCTCCTATTCTTCGGCTTATGCAGATTGAGGAAAAATTGGCTAAACATGTATCCAGGCTCAACGTGTAACAAGGCCATAAAATTCGCTCCCTACGGTCGCCCGGACGCTTGCAAGCTAAGCTCGCGTCGTTAGTTGCTCAAAGCAGACTGCCAGATTTGATTGTGTGCTGACTATGAAAACTGTCAGCTCAAGTCTGAGCTAGTACAAATTAACAACAGCCCCGGAATCCGGGGCTTTGTTTTATTAAAAACTGAGCGATACCTGCTTATTATCCCCGGGATGCGGAATAGCCGCTTCAATGAGATTAGGCTTTGTAATGAACCGCGAAAGGGATTCATGACTGACGAACGTTGCACCGCAATTAATATTCATACACTGGTTATAACGTTCTTTCGTTTCAGTGGTGACATCGCGGGAACTGCGGGTGCGGGCAAGTTCGCCGCAAAGAGGACATTTCATCATGATTGATTTACCTTTTATCATCATGTTGATATTGCGTTAATTATAGCAATTACTGATGATGTATACAGTGTTATTTTACGTATTTATCCGTCACCCATTTCGACATCTGAAATTTTTACTTCAAATTCCAGTGCAGATGTAAACCCGCTGTCATTCAGGGAGTGTGACACTTTCGTCAGTATCCATTCTGCGCCGTCAATTTCCGGCTTAAATCCCTGAACTTTAACCGGCATTTCCGGATAGATATCCGCCCGGCCTTTTGCCAACTGGAGAGACAGCGATGCAACACCGCGCTGCATTTTTTCCCAGGCGGCTTTCGCTGCCCGTTCAGCATTATTTTTGTTCGCGTAAGTGTGTGAAAGCGTCAGCACATTCCCCTCGTCACCGACCAGATAATCCCCCTGCGGTTCATCCGGCTTTTTAATTTTCTCCGGGCTTTGCTTTTTGGTTTTCCGCTTGCGTTTAACTTTAACCTCGTCTTTTTTCTTCGGCTTGCGGGTGTTCAGCCATGAGGCAATAACGCCGGTGTACGCGCCACGGTCGGCCAGTGAAAAGCGGTAGCCGTCACCAACGGACCGGGTGATCAGCAGCGGCGGGATCAGTTTGCCGGACGCGGTTTTTCCGCTGCCCTGCGGCATAAACAGCAACTGACCGTTTTTTATGGCCGCGACAGCGCCCTCCTGTTTGCCGAGCCGCGCCAGAAAGGAACCGTCTGATTCGTTGGTCTGGTCGATATGAGCGATTTTAATCTCAGCGAGTTTCTTTTCGATCACCGGCTCCACGTTATTCCGCTTTGCAATAGTGGTGATGATGTCACCCAGTGTCTTTTCGTGATAGGACACCTCACGCTTGGCGTTCAGTGACGAACGGAAATCGGCACTGCGGCCGCGTATGGTCAGCTTGTCAGGCGGGCCGCTGTGCTCTATTTCATCAACGGTAAATTTACCCTTAAAAATCAGCGGTTCATTCTTCCAGCCTAAGTGCAGTGATAACACCTCACCGCGCTTCGGCAGCATCATTTTGCCGTCGGCATCATCGATCTCGATGTCCAACTGGTCGGCCTCAAATCCGCGGTTGTCCGTCAGTGACAGTGAGATCAGCCGCCCCTGAATCCGCTCATTGATGTTGACGGATCCGGCGGAAAGCGAATATGCCGGGGTGCACTCAGTACCGGTGAGGAAAAAATCCGTCATGATAATAACCCTGTAATGCTGTCAGAAATTTTATTCCCCATGCCGCTGATGGTGTCAGTCAGAGAGTCAAGCTGTGCGCTGATATCACCGAACATTTCAGACAGCGATTCATCAACGCGGGTCAGCTTGATGGTGAAATCTATCTTTCTGGCCGAGCTGTCGTGAAAAAACTCACTTTTATTTTTACTGATGGACTCAATGACATACATCCCATAAATGGTTCCCTCACCGCCGATAAAGGACCAGGCTTTTCCGCTGTCGGCCATGGCTTCCAGCGCCATCATAGAGAACCGGCCACCGCTGATTTCCGGGCAGAGCGTACCTGACAGGGTGATAGGATCATTGGATAATCCTAAAAATTGCCAGGACGGACGCTTACCGACCCGGCTGTTATACGCAAAGCGGTATTGTTTTTCTTCCTGCATCCCCTGAAACGGCACGGTTCGCAGCTCAAACACGAACAGGCCGAGTGCAGCCATAGCCATAATTAAAACTCCTCTGTGTCACTGTACCCGCTGCGGCGGCTGGCCTGCTGTCGGCGGGCGTGCGCGTCCAGCTGACGGGCAACTTCGCTGGCGATATCCTGTGCGGAATGCGCCGGTGTCGGGTAGATGTTGATGACCGGCGCGGCGTTCTGCTGTGATGAATACGCGCTGCTGACAGAACCGCCGGCGGTTTGTGCCGGTGCCGCTGCTATCGGCTGGGACAGGGTGCTCAGTGCCAGCATTGCCAGTGCTGCCGTATTTTTCCGGCCGGTCACATTTGCCGGGCCGTCCACCACTTCCGGCCCGTTCTCACCAACAATGCCCCACTGACCGCGCGGAATACGTCCGCCGGAATCATAGGCCCCGGCAAATTTTTTGTCCGGGATCGTCCAGTTGGCATTACGGATGCCGCCGGACATGGTGGCTTTCTGCGTGGCGTCCACGGCGTTAACAAATTTCGGGTCTTTTTTGGCTTCGATTAACCAGTCCGGCGTGAGGGCATCTTTTGCCATCTGTTTAAGTTCGCCGAACTTATTTTTTAACTCCGTCCATTTTTCGTTAATACCGTTGATAACGCTGTCTATCATGTCAGATGCGGCCTGCTTCATGGTGGCCGGGAGGTTCTGAATATCCGTGATGATTTGATCCCACTTGGTTTTGATGGTGGTTTTCACTGTTTCCCACAGATCAGACATGTATTTCCTGATGCCGTCCCAGTTTTTATAAATCAGTCCGACGAGAGTGTAGTTCAGGAAATAATTTTTTATTCCCTCCCATGCTCTGCTGATAATACTGCCTATCCATTTCCATGCGGCATCACAGGCACTGACAATATCCGCCCACAGCTTCTTAAAGAACGAGGCGACAGAGTCCCAGTTTTTATATATTGCGTAGGCGATACCGGCGATCACGGCGGCGGCAAGAAACAGCGGGTTCGTCAGCAGGGCTTTCCCGATACCGAATAAGGCCAGCCCGACGGCTTTCAGCCCTTTAGCCAGCAGGCCAAACGCACCGGCACCCTTGATACCGAGAACCGACATACTGAGTTTCAGCATCGCAACCGGCCCGAGCATCGCGGCCAGCATCAGAACAATCGCACCGCCCACGGCGAGGATCACGCCCAGTGCCAGTGCAATTTTTGTCAGTGTGTTCGCCAGTTCCGGATTGCGCTTCGCCCAGTCCCCAACCTTACTGATAATAGTGGTAATGGATTTCGCGATATCCCGCAGCGGGCTGTCAACGCCGCCGAATATCTGAATACCAACATCCTCCCATGCGGAGGTCAGGTTTTTTAAATCGCCGTCAAGGTTATCGGTCATGGTGTCGGCCACTTTCTGAGCCTCACCTTTGGCCGCTTTGACTTCGGCGATCATTTTTTGCAGTTCGCCGCTTCCCGCCTGGTCTGTCAGTACCGACAGGGCAGAAAATGCTTCCTCACCTGCAATGTGTTTGAAGTACCCGGCGCGCTGCGCGGTACCCATTTTCTTTGTCTTTTTATCCAGATCAGCAAGGATTTCCGGCAGGCCACGTAAGTTACCCTTGGCATCACGGGTCTTGATGTTTAGCTCTTCCAGTGCGTCAGCGGCCTGTTTTGGCGGCTCAGCGAGGCGACCAAGAATAGATCGCAGACTGGTACCGGCCATACTGCCCTGTATACCGGCATCACCCAGTTTACCGGCGGCAACAGCGGCGGTTTCCAGATCAACACCCAGACCGGACGCGACCGGCGCGACATATTTCATCGTGTCGCCCAGCATATTCAGGTTGGTGTTTGACCGGGTAAAGGTGGCAACGAGCGTATCACTGACGCGGTTCATTTCGTCAGAGTTCAGTTTGAACCCGGTCAGGATATTGGATCCGATATCGGCTGTGGTGGCGAGGTCGATATCACCGGCAAGGGACATCGACAGGGTGCCTTTCATGGCGTTCTGTATCTGCTCCGGTTTAAATCCGGCCATAGCATAGAACGATTGCCCCTGAGCAACTTCGTTTGCCGTAAATGCCGTGGTCGCCCCCAGCTGCCGCGCCTGTTCGCGCAGTGCTTTATACTCTTCTGAGTTCTTATCAAGTCGGGTCAGCGCCTGCACCTTTGACATACCGACCTCAAACTCATAGCCCGGCGCCATAAATTTCTTCCCGGCATATAACGCCGCACCGCCGGTCGCCATCGCTGCCGCGCCGGTACCGGCCATTTTATTCCGGACATCCATCGTTTTCTGATAGCTGCCTTTGGCCGCTGCCATCCGGCGCTCTTGTTCGGCGCTGCGGCGCAGCTGCTGCTCCTGCCGTTGCAGTTGCTGAGTGGTGCTGGCAATGTCGCTGTTCAGGCGGCGCTGTGCCTGTCCGAGTTGGGTTGTCGAGATGCCGTTAGCCTGTAAGGCGGTGCGCTGTTGCTGGGTGGATCGCTGTAGTTGTTCAAACCGGTTTTTCAGTTGACCGGCTTCACGCTGCGCGCGTTTAAGCGCTTCGGCCTGCTGCCGTGTCGGATTGCCGGAGGCGTTCATTTCGCGGGCGAGGGCGGCGGCGCGTTGTGTTGCCGCCTGATAGGCCTGCTGTGTTTCGGTGAGTTGCTGTTTTGTTTTACGGAAGCCGTCAATTTGTCCGGCCTGACGGTTCAGGTCTTTCAGTGCATCGCGGGACTGGCGGACAGCGCCCGCCAGTCGTTTGTTGGATTCCTGCGCACTGCGGAACGGCCGGGTTAATTTATCGACGGCATTTAACACGACTTGTAAACGGAGGTTTCTGCTCATTCACTGTTACCGCTGCGTTTGTAAGCGTGATAACGCCATTCAATTAATTCTGTCAGACTCATGTCCGCCGTGTCGGCGGGTGTCCAGTGAAAAATGGCGGCAATATCTGCCACCAAATCATCAACGGTTAATCGTTCCGGTAATCGGTCTGCATCGACTTCGGCAGCAAAAAATTGACCACCTCGATCGACATATTGAGCAGATCACCCGGCGGCATTGACATAATTTCCGGCTTTGTCAGGGCAGGGTCAGTAATACGTGGCAACACCTCTGTCATGGCCGTTACGTCCATATCCATCAGTGCGACAAGACGCACGCCGCGCAGAGCGCCCGATTTTGGTTTACGGACAGTGACACGGGTGATTTCTGTTTCACCGCGTTTGATGGGTTCATCCAGTTCAACAACCGCCGATGTTTTATTAACGTATTCAGTCATTTATATTTCCCTGTTACAGCCCGATAGCGGCGCGTTGTTCTGCCAGACGGTCTTTCCCGTCCACTTTTTCAACCATATTGATAACATCAATCTCAATGAGATCAGCACCGTTCCAGACCAGCCGGTAATAGGTTGGTTTAAAGCTGAACTTTACCTGAGTGTTATCGCCCTGTTTGGCACTGCCCGGGTCGATTTCAGATAAGCGACCGCGAACCACCACCTCACAAGCGATGGTTTCACCGGTATCGTCGCGCTGATAGGCCCCGGCAAATCGCAGCGGCACACCGTCAATTTCGGCAATGCCCCACTGTTTATAGAGTTGCGCTTCCATACCGCCGAGGGTCATTTCCATTCCCAGCGCATCATCTTCAAGCCCTAAATCAACGTGTGCGGCACCGTTCATGCCGCCCGCGCGGTAGGCTTCGAGTTTGCGGGTCAGCTTCGGCAGGGTGATTTCTTCGGCTTTTCCCTGCCAGTTATCGCCGTTGAAAAACAGGTTCATGTTTTTCAGTTTATGCGGTAAGGCCATGATTACCCCTTAATCTTTGATGCGAAATCCATCAGGTATCTGTCGGTGATACGCTGACGCAGTTTGATATTTTCAGCCGGTGGCACCGGTGTGTAGTCATAATCGATCGCTAACTGCCCGTCTTTCAGCTCCTCTTTGCTGTTAGCATCCGGATCAAACCAGCACTCACCGCCGAGTAAATAACCCTGAGTCGTCAGGCTGCGCATTTTGGCGTTGATACCGTCGATCATGTCTTTGACCAGTGTCGGGGTCATCGGTTTATCAACCGCCCACATGTGCGCCTCTGCCATGGTGTCAGCCAGTACCTGCGCGGTGCGGGTGTAGTTTTCAAAGGCAAACAGCGGATCATCGGAACAGGTGCGGGAACCCCAGAAACGGAAACCGTCTTCACGGATCAGGGTGGTGATGTCGTTTTCATTCAGCAGACCGGCATCGGTTGCCGGGTCCTGCAATTCCCACGATATATCTGCGGAAATACCGGTTACACCATTCACCCCGATGTTTGACAGAGTTTTATGCCAGCCGATTTCTTCGTCAATTTTTGCACGCAGCCCCAGCGCCCGCGCGACGGCGTAAGCATTGGCCTCTGCATTTTTGACGGAATCCCACGATATAAAATCAGGGTGAATCAGCATCAGCTCGCGCTGACTGAAGTTTTTGCGGTAGTCCAGTACGTCCGGAATGGTCTGGCAGCCGTAGGCGCTGGCATAGGCAAATGCCCGCAGCGTCTGAGCAATCGTGACCAGTTTTGATGTTACTGCCTGCGTGTCATGCCCGGGAACACCAATAATACGCGGCTTAACGCCGGTATGTGCTTTTGCGACGAGCAGCGCCTGCATGCCGGTTTTACGTCCGTCGTCAGTGGTGCCGCCGATAATATTAGATGTGGTTTCTGCTTCGCTTTCACCCTGTTCAACGCGGACAACAACCGTGACCGGTTTTGTCTGGTCGCTGATTGCCTGGAGTGAGTGCGCCAGCGTTCCGGTATCCCCGGCCTTGCCGAGCGCAGAACGGATATCCGTCACCAGTACGGGTTTATTCAGCGGGAATTGCTTGGCGTCCGCATCGTCAGCGGTACAGACCATGCCGACAATTGCCGTACTGACCGTGCGGATAGGGCGTGTGCCTTCGTTGATTTCAACGACACGTACGCCGTGGTGATAATCTTGTGCCATAGAAAGAAGCTCCTCTTTTTGGTGCTTTCTATGGTGTTATTGATATGGTGTGATGTCGTGTGGTTGGTGTTGTAGGAGGGGGTTGTACAACAAAGCACTGTTTGTCTATTGAAGCGTCGTTGTCTCACAGGCACCGGTATTATCTACAGTACATCATGGGCGACATCTGATAAGGCACTGCATGGCCATGTAGATTTAAAAGATCATTCTCGCCAATCATCAAAAGTAGTATTCGATTTAGCCAAGTTACAGTCATCACACAGTACCTGCAAATTTGATTTATCTAATGCAAGATGCGGAAACTTTGAACGGGGAAGAATATGGTCTACATGTATTACAATCCCATGAATTCTTGGTGAGCGGCCACAACAAGCACAGCATGCAGATTGTTCACGTAAGACTTGATATCTTAATGAACGCCATTCTCGTGATTTATAGAAGGAATCTTTTTCCTGACGCATTCGCTGTTTGGCTTTTTCTCTGGCATTCTTATAAGGTGAGGAGGTATCTGGTTTAGTTCGATCCTTTTGAGTGCTACGTGGAGGGGGGGGAGTCTTTTTTCTGGCTGAACTTGCACGCTCATATAAAGCAACTACTTCTTTAGCTTTTTGCATCTCAGTAAAAATACCTGTTACGTTTGATGCTGACTCTTTTCGAGATTTTAATTTAAGTACAGATTTATATTCCTGTGATTTGATTATTGCAGTACAAAGTATAAACCCTGCGAGGGTCGCTAATCCAATTGCTGTCAAGATAGGTATTTCAAGCCATAACTTTGCGGCTAATGCCAAACCGGCCCAAGCGGGATAATAGCTAAAGGTAAGTGCTAAAATACTACTTAATCTCACTAAGATGCTCCAGTATAAAATATATCGCTATATCAAACAGGTAACTACTGATAATTTCAACCACTTTAACTGCATTATGATACTTGCAATGTTCGCTACCGGCACATAGTAGCCTATCAGTGTAAGTTTGATCTCTGTATCATCGTTGTATCAGGTCAAATCTGAGCTAATACTTATAAAAACAAAGGGGTAAACACCCCTTTTGTTATCTTTTGTGAGTTGCGTCTATTACTTTTGAAATTCGGTCTAATAATATCATAGCGTAACTACTATTTAACTCATCCCACTTGCTTTCATTAGATTCTTTATCTTTATCAATGAACTCAATATCATACAATTTCAAATACGAATTCACACAATCTACTGTTTGCCCCCATGTTCTTGTTGCACAAATAATAATGTCACACTTTTGTGCGACAAATTCAGCCAACGTTTTGCAAAGTCTGGAGTTTGGATCACCCTGGCTCTCTATGCCTATTTTTATCTGCCCTATTTCAATAATGAGCTTTATGTCACGGTAAGCGTCACCAAAATAGGTTCTTGTTACAACACATTTTGGATACTTTTCTCGTAATAACCCAGGCAGTAATTTAATTGATGTTGTTTTTCCTGCATTTCCCGAGCTTCTTAGTGCAAAAATATAGCGTGTGTTCATGTTCATTCCTTTGTTTCAAAGGGAGGGGGATACTGGAAATATAACTTAATCAATTAATTATGAAAGAGATATCACGCCCCTTTTTGTTTATTGAGGTTTCTGCGACCAGTCGATATCCGGCGCGGTGGTGGGTTCGGTGTCGGTACTGAATGGCCTACACCTCCGGCTTCACCGGCCAGATAATATCCGGGGCGGTGGATACGTCCACTGCCTCCAGTTCGTCCAGATAATCCAGCCAGGCGTTTAACCGCGCCTTTTCATTATCACTGATACGGCCAAGTGCCAGTTTTGTTTGTAGTAACTGAGTTTCAGACTGAACCTCTGCAATCAGTGCCTGCTTATCGTATTCTGCTTTTGCGATCAGTTGTTCTTTAGTTGGAGGCGGATTCGTGATGTTATCGGCCTCCTCTTTGTTGATTTCAGTCACTTTTTCTTTTATCCAATCTTTGGCTAAATCATTATCTTCAAGCGCATAAACTTCATTATTTTTCGTTTTGTAATATTTCATAGCGAGTACTCCAACCAAAATTTTAAAACTTCCCACTCCGCAGGCTGAGCCCACCCACCGTTAACACTAAATCGTGCGCCAGGTGGTATTAAGGCAGTAAGGCAAATGACTTCATCAGCTGTAGTCCAGCGATAATCCGCACGATGCTGCACTCCGTTATGAATGGTCTGAATATCAATACTGAATGGATATTGAGTACCTGTTCTGTTTGTCTCAATATGAACGATACGCGGCTTGCTGTCGGTATTGGTGTACCAGACTTTATTTTGACGGCTCCCAGTCAGGTTTTTGTAGGTCTGGCCAGCGCCGAAAAGCTGATCGGCAGTTGCAATATCTTTACCATCAACCTTGAAACCATCAGATCCGATAGTCAGCGTATTCCGAGTAATTCTGTTCTCCAGGCATAACTGATTCCCGCTGATAATCCCCCACCATGCTGCAAATACATCCTGAAGGTACAATTCCTGATATACCGATGTACCAGCTTTTGCTTTCAGTGTCTGGGTGCGACCGCCCGGCGCCTCAATATCCGTCTGTCCTGTGATCTTCCCGCCGGTCTTATCAAACTTATTATCCAGCAATTCCGATAAACCAAGGTTTTTAATAAAAGCCTCTGTATCTGGGATGTCTGCGCCGTTCTTGTCTTTGGCGAGTTTGCTGTTTACTTCTGTTTTTGTGGCATAGTCGCCGGTTGGCTGCTTACCTGACAGGCCGTTATTTAATTCCGTCCTGGTTGCGTAATCGCCTGTCGGCTGTTTACCTGATAATCCTGAACTTAATTCAGTTTTAGTGGCGTAAATTTTTGCAGATTTAGCCTCTGATACCTGAATTGCGGCATCAATACTTTTTGTCACATACTCCCGCGTTGCCAGCACCACGGACGGATCCACTTTCAGGGTGATAGCCTGGGTGCTGCTGACCATCAGCACCATCTGAATAACCTGTGTCCGTCCCGACCCTTCCTGTAAATTCGGTTTGTAGGTTTCCGGGGCATTACCGACCGCGATCAGACCTCCGTTATCATCAAACAGACCGATTTCACGGATAAACCAACCGCCCTCATTTTCAGGGATCACCTGTTCGGCAATGATGAAATTCGGGTTTTTCTCGTCAATAGATACCTGATTGACTGCCGCCCGGCGGGTTTCGCGGACTAATTTTGTCTGTGCCGGATCCGGAACCGGCAGTGTGCCGCCGCCGTCACCGACCGCCATTTTTGAAATGTTCATCTGCGTACCCAGCGCGACAGCGTTCGCCAGCTGTGCCGCGCCGTAATTCGTCAGGATAGCGAAATACTTTGCTGTCATGGGTTTACTCTCACTTTATCAATGGTTATCAGGGCTGCGCCAAAATAGTCTGCGCTTTCCACCCGGACGGTTTCCGGGATATACGGATAAACAGTCAGCGTGTCGCCGGTGTTGGTGGCGGCACCGCAGTAAAAATTGCCGGATGTGCTCAGGTTAATAGACAACCCCAGCAGGTGACGACTGACGGGTTTTGCATCAAAAATCAGGCGTTCAAGCTCGTAATAGGTTTCTTCGGTGATGCCGGTTTCCGACACGCCGACCGTCAGGCGGAATGTCCCGTTCCGGTCGCCGGTTTTCCACCACTCAGTAACGCTGATCAGATAGCCGAGTGGCTCCACGACACGCCGCAGCGCCCCGATGGTGCCCTTATGCTTGTGAACGAACATTGACGCTTTGATAACGTCCCGCTTTGTCCGCTCCGGCCAGTCTGCATCCCAGCGGTCAACCGACCACGCCCACGCCAGATACGGCAGCAGATGCAGCGGACAGGTATCAGGATTGACCAGGGTTTTTAGCGGTACCGGCACGCGCTGTATTTCTGCACAGGCTTCAGCGGCAGCAAGCTCCAGCGGACTGGATCCGGTCGGCAGCAGGCGGCTACTCATCAGAACCCCCGACCGTCACCACAACATCAGTACAAAATGATGCCTGGGTATTACTGATCACGATGTCTTTTGCCGGGCTTTTCAGTTCGACGCGCTGAACCCCCTCAACATGCAGGGCTGCATAAATGGCCGACAGCCGGATATCACGCCCGATGCGGTGCTGCTCTTTCACATACCGCGCTATCCGTTCCCGGGCTGCCGCTTCAATCGGTTCAGATTCCGGTGTCGGGAACAGATAAAGCACCGCATCAATGGTGTAATTGATTATCTCAACGGATTTCACGGTCACACGGTCAGCCACCGGGCGCACATTCTCATCATTCAGTGCCTTATCAACGAGGGTCAGCAGTTCCGCCGGAGCTGTACCGTCACCCTCGCGTGACAGCACGCTGACGGTCACACAGGCAGGCTCCGGGCTGATTGCCGAGGCATCCGCGACCAGTCCGGAAGCGCTGCGTGCATGAAAAACATAAGCGCCGCACGGCCCGGCAACACTCATCCCTTCAAACGCCTGCGGAATACGCATCCGGAAATCAGCATCGGATTCATAAACGGCCGGCAGTGGCGGGATCACGGTGTCGTCAGCCGCCTGAATGACCAGCCGGGGAACATTATTATTCGCGCCCAGCTGATCCAAATCTGCCCCGTAGGCATAGGCAACCATACAGGCGCGGGCGGCTTCATTGACCCGCTGGCGTAGCAGCATTTCCCGGTAAGCATTTTCCTGTAACAGTTTGGTCAGCGGCTCGGATTCCAGTTGCAGCACACGGGCGACCGGCGCCCGCAGTTCTTCCGGCAGGGATGCCAGCAAGGCAGCTTTGCGCTCAGTGAAAATCTGTTCGAAATCTAACGTTTCGATCACGTCCGGCGGCGGTAACTGGCTGATGTCGATGGTTGGCATGATTACCTCAGTGGCACGGAAAAGGAAAACGGCTGGCCGGTTCCGGCGTACACCCCGGACAGGTCGATCACAATGCTGCCCGGCTGCGGGGACGAAATTGTCAGTTGCTGAATCTGAATCCGCGGTTCCCAGCGGAGCAGGGCGGAATAGCAGGCAGATATCAGTTGCAGCCGCAGCGCTTTGTTATCCGGCTGATCAGTCAGTCGGAACAGCAGTGAACCGTAGGTGCGCCGGGCAATACGGGAACCGATTGGCGTCATCAGAATGTCGCGCACCGACTGGCGGAGATGCTCAATATCGGTGATACCGCTGCCGGTCAGGGTATTAAAGCCGTAATATTTCATTGCGGACCATCCGTCCGGCTTCCGCCGCGCTCTACACCGCCGTGGTTATGACCATCAATCACCACGCCGTTTGAGGAGAATGTCCCGCCGGTGTGTTTAAAGCTGCCGGACATCTCGCCGCCTTGCATCACGTTCAGCGTGGCACAGGTCAGGTTGTCAGAGCAGATAACCGTCGGGGTGATAAAACGGATATTTTCACTGGCATTCACAATCACGACCGGCGAGGTCGCTGTGATACTTTTCCCGGCCTCAATCAGTGCGGTTTTGATGCCGGTCGCAGTCAGTGCGCCGGTCGCAGGTTCGTACTCGATCACTGCGCCGTCATGATAAGTAATGTGGTTTGCCGTCAGTGAGGCGGTCGGCTCGTCATATTCATCAGAAAAAAGTCCCGCCAGCACAACCGCCGTGGTCAGTTCGCCGCCGACAGACAGGATCACCACCTGTTCACCGACAGACGGCATCCAGCTGCTGCGGGCAGTTCCGGCACGCAGTGTCACAACCGGCAACCAGTCTGTTTCCAGATCGCCGGTCTGTACACGACAGCCGCGACCGACTTTAACAGCGGTGACAACGCCGGTACGGATGATATTTCTGATAAGGCGGAGGAGTTCCGCGATTTGGGTGTTTGCGCTCATGGGGACAGCCTGCCACCGAACCGGGGATTAATGCACCGGCTCAGTGTTGTATGTCAGGCTGATACAACATCAGGATGCGAGGAAGTCGATAATAGCCGCTTCAATCCTGCGGGTATCATCAGGCGAAAAGCCCAGCAGTTCACGCTGTGGGTACTGAATATCAAGATTGCGTAACCGTTCTTTCTGACCGAACTGGTGTACTGCAGCAATGTTAGCGGCGGCAGGGGCAAAGAAGATCGCCGCCTCGTTTTCACTGGAGAACACGCGCATATAACGGACGGTTGCCAGGCGTTTAAACATGCGGGTCTGTTTGCTTTTGCCTTTGACCTTTATCCGGTCTTTTTTAATGGCTGTGAACCGCTGAATATCACCCTTGCGGAATGAGCGCGGTGCATTTTTATCAATGTCGGTGCCGGTGATCAGCCGCTTGTTCTGCTGCCAGTTCTTCAGCCGCCGCTCACGCCCGCGCCAGATAAAACGCATCTCCCGCTGCACGGTAATAAACTGTGCCTTACGCCGGGTATAGGCGCTGCCGTCCGGGTTTTTCTGCTCCCGGATGCGGGCTATCTGGCTTTTGCGCAGATCACGGACAATCGCCCGCGACAGTTTTTTCCGTTCTGCCGGACTGACCCGGGTCAGCAGCCCGGCGAGTTCATGATTCAGGGCATCAAGGCTGTTATCTGACATTCAGGTATTCCCAGCTGTCCATCGGGTTTTCCGGCTCCGGCACCGCTTCAACGCGGTACGCACCGTCCTGTACAGAAACAATAATCCGCTCTGTCAGTTTCAGGTCAATGCTGATGTTGGCGGTCTGACTGTTGAGAATATCGGCCTCAAAGCGTATGCCGTTGGCGCGTTTGTCTGGGTTGGCGAGAATATCCGGCTGATGCTGCTTCACCCATTCAACCACCACGGCAAACACAATATTCTGATCACCGGGAAAGGCTTCAAGAATAATATTCAGGCTGTAAATGTATTCGTAGGAGAGGGAGGGTTCATTGGTAGCAAAAATGCCGCCGTCATCCACGAACAGATATAGTTTTTCCGGGTTCTCTTTCAGGTACGGAATCTTCCGGCACAGGGTGTCTTTAATGCTGTTGAGTTTGTTCATGCAGTCTTGCCTTTTCGGCGGCTCGGATGCCGTCCAGTTGCGTGTTTGCCTCATCCAGATCCGCGATCAGCAAATCAATCCACAGCGGCAGCTCGCAGTAGGTCAGAACCCGGGCGGCAGGGACGGCGGCACCGGTTTTATCAGCGAGTCCGGCAACGGAGTGCATTGTGCGGGCACGTAGACGGTGCGTGTCGCGGAGCAGGCCGTCAGAAACAGCGCGAGGCACAGGCAGACCACAGGTCGGATTGTTTTTAAGAATGGTGCGGTATTCAATCTGGTGCTCCTCCGAGGCGGCACGCTGCGTGATGTTATTCTGCGTTGCCGCCTGCGCTATCCGGTTAAAGCGGTTAAATTCAAATGACTGCGCGGTGATAATCCCGGCCTGCCGGTCGAGGTCTTTTTTCAGCGCGGTATTTTCATCGGCCAGCCGTCCGGCTTTGTCGTAGTAATGCTTCAGGCTGAATGATAATAAGCCCGCAATAAGCAGGCTGAATAACAGCGAGATAATGCGGGCTTTGGTGGTCATAACAGAGACCATGCCTGTTCAAATACAGCATCGGCGTATGGTTGTGAGGCATTTTCGACCTGAATAATAGCCTTTGCCAGTCTGAACGCGGTTTGTTTATCGTAAACATCGAGGCAGTCACGGCGACCCAGACCGGTTTCCTTACAGACCCGGGTAATATACCCTTCGGTATTATTACGGTCTTTCGGTGGTGCCCAGCGCTCAATAATTTCTTCCACGGTGTCAATATTTCCGCAGCCCACACCCGGCTTACCCGGATATTTTGAGTATGACCGCAGCAGTTTAAACAATGCCCGGATACCGTATTCAGGTTTGGTAAAGCGGCAGTGCCGTGACTCAATCGCCGGATCAAACGGTAATTCACCAAGCCATTTATTTTTCGGACTGTAATCAATATTGCCCGGATTATTATTTCTGATACCTCGTGACATTAATCAGTCTCCCAGTCGTTTATTAATCATGCGGTGTGCAATTTCGCGTATCTTCTCAACACCTAAAAACCCGACCGCGCCGCCAATCATGCCGGAGGCACCGTTCGGAATACCGATAAACTCCGCGCCGCTGATAATCGCCCATGACAGCGCACCGCACAGCAGGCATTCAGCCCACTTGTTTTTACGGGTGTCGCCGTCATAAATCAGGCACGCATAGCGGATAAAAATCGCTATCGCCACGCCGGACAGCTGCGGCCAGGCGTTTTTTAGTGTGTCGAGAATGTCAGCCCAGTGTTCTTTCATCGTTTTCATACCCATCCCCCTTTGTGGAGGTGTTATTAATCCCAAAGTTGGATCATTGTTTTTTGCGGCTGTTCCGCCACATCCGGCAGTTCAACCGGTGTTCCGTGCGGTAACACCGCGCCGTGACCGGCAATCCCCGGGTTCAGTTCCAGTGTCCGCTCAACGACACCGGACGTCTGTCCGAGCACCCGGAAGCACAGGGCATCAAGGGTTTCCCCCTGTAACGCAAAGACTTTCATATCAGCTCACAAATATTGTGCGATTCGCCTTTGATGCGCTGGATAGCCCACTGCATATCACGCCAAAGATCATCAACAGTTTCACTCAGGGCGGCGGCTTTCTTTTCTCCGCTGTCGGTGGTGTCGGTGTCGCGGTAACGCTCTGTCAGTGTCGCTTTTGCCCCGCTGTATACCGCCCGGCGGTAAAGCAGCATCAGCTCACTGTCGTTATTGATGTGGTCGGCCGGTACGGCCTCCAGTGAGGCAAACCCGGCGGCAGTCTGTGACCGTTTCCAGCCCGCCAGTTCGCGGTTGACTTCCGTTATGGCGTTGACCAGTGCGTGCCGCAGCCGTTCTGTGGTGACTTTGCCGTCCGTCAGCATGGACTGCTGATAATGACGCAGACTGATATCCGGGAAAAAATCCCCGCTGCTGAGTGTTTCGTCCGCTATGTCTGTTGTTTTGTCTGATGTGAAGTCCATCGGTTACCCCGTAAAAGGTGGGCGGTGGACAGCGGATTAGCCGATCGGCTGCTCCGCTGTGCCGCCCCGGCGCTGTGGCTCGTTCTGTTGTGCCGCGTCGCGTTCTTCCTGCTGTCTGGCGATCAGCTTTTCCAGCTGACGCAAATCCTGCTTAACGCCGACACGGTCATATAATTCAAGTGCCCGTAACCATGAACAGGTGGCCGGCTGTAAATACCCGTCATCACGCTGTGCATGGCCCAGCCATTTCAGGAGATTTGCCCGGACCTGATCCGGCATGTCTTCTTCGCCGGTCAGGTTCAGGGTTCGGGTCAGCACATCCAGCGGTACCGGGGTTTTGGCGGCGTACATCTTTTCCGCCATATCCGCGATTTCTTCCGCAATGGCACACCCGGTTGTCCGGGTGTGGTTTTCCGGCATTTTCAGGCCGTGGCGCAGGGCGTAGTCCGCAATATCCAGTGCGCCGTGAAAGTCTCCGGCATCAATCCGCCAGAGCATCACGCGCATCAGTACATCGTCCTGCTGTCCTCTGCCAGAAGCCAGAATACCGCCGACCCACGGTGCATAGTTCGGCAGCATTTCCCGCTTCACAGCAGCTTTGCGCTCAAATGACTGGATACGCTTCAGCCTGCGGCGGTCAGCGTTCATCATCAGTGTCATCTGTGTGTAAGCCGTGCCGGTCTGTGTCTGCGGGTTGCGCTGCTGTGCATCCTGCTGCGCACTGACCCGCATCACATGACGGCGGAAAATACTGCCGCCCATTATTCGCTGCCCTCTTTGCCGGTATCACCGGTGTCCGGTGCTTCCGGCTTTTGGGTGCCATCCTGCATCTGAATGTTTTCGATCAGTGCGGTACCGCGATAATCCTCAACAACATAGGCTTCATTGACGGATTCGTAGTTCTCAATCCGGTCACGTTTCGGGTTGTCGATGATGTGACGGCGGCGGGTTTCGCTCTGCCAGTAAATCGACAGGTTATCCAGGCGGGTGATAAACAGGGCGTTTTCCGGGAAGTATGGCGCACGTACGGCCTGTAACCCGCCGATGCGTTTCTGGCTGATAATCAGATCAGCGGCCAGTTTTTCACTGTTTTCCTGTTCCTTGTTAACCAGCGGGAAATATTTATCGGACAACAGTTTGCGCCCGCAGATAACCACCAGTTCAGTGTCGTCGCGGTATTCCTCATCGATAATCTCATCAACGGCACTCATTACCAGTGCGTCAAGGTTATTGAAATCACCGTCTTTACCCACGCGGATCACAGCCGAAATGACCTGACCGTCCTCACCTTTCACATCACTGACCACATGCAGTGGTGCATCGGTGCGGACTTTTTGCAGCCAGCCGATATTGACGTCTTCCAGCATTTTGTTTGCGGTGCGGTCGGATGTTTTGGCGCGGTGAGTACCGTTAAAACCAATCATAATCCGGTCAAGAGCCTGGCGGCGGATAATGGCATTACGGATGCGCAGCTGAAAATCTTTGAACTTCGCCCACAGATCCAGCTTCTGGTAGGTCAGTGCAGTGTCATAGTTGGTCTGCTGGCATTCGTACTTAATATCTGTCATTTCAGACGGATCTGTCGCTTCGCGCTCTGTTTTGGTGGTGTCCGTGGTACCGGCAATACTTGAGCCGACGCCCAGCCCGATAACCTGACCGTTTTTTTCCGGGACCGGGACAATATTCACAAAGCCGAGAAAAGCCGCAGACTGCTGAACATTATCTTCCAGTGTTTGTGCGACTGACGGGGTGATTTCTACCTTGCTGGTCAGTTCCTCAACCGGCACGTCATACAGAGAAGCCAGTTGCATCAGGTAGTTATTAAATTTAAAGCGGGTCTCTTTTTTCATGTTCTCTTTCTCAAATCGGGTGAGGCCGGGATCAGCAGTCCGTCAGCAGTTCTTCCGGTTGTGTACCGTTGTTGCCGAGTGACACCGGGCGCTTATAGCCGTTGTTATCCTGCTGGCTCAGCTGCGTTTTCAGTTCACTGAGTTCTTTTTTCAGCGCGGCCAGTTCCGCGATTTCTTCCGGCTCAGGATCGGACAGGCTTGTTTTTTTCAGTGCGGCAACATCTGTCTGAATGGCTTCGACGGCTTTTGCGATCAGTTCGACGCTCTGATGCACATCATGAAAACGGGCATCGTCCTGCTTACCTTTCCCGGTCAGCACTTCGGTGATACGGGTGAACAGAGACGGTCCTTTCGGTTCATCCGGCTTATCTTCGGTGAATTCGATAACGGTCTCTTCCGCCAGTGTGATCACGTTGTCTTTCGACTGTTTGCGATCTGCGAACGGGCTTTCCCCGGCGCCCTGACTGAATTGCAGCATCTGCGTGCCAAGGCTGGCCGGGTTATCCGTCACCGCCAGCCCGACAAGATAGGCGGCTCCGGTGTCCGCAAATTTCGGGGCGATTTCAGCAGAGGTGTATACCTTCTGACGCTTTTTATTCATTTCAATCAGGTCGTTAGTGGGTTTCAGCGTGGCATACAGGGCTAATTTACCTTTCAGTGCACCGTCTTTGATTTCTTCGGTATACACCGATTCGACATCACCCAGGCGCGGCATGTAGGACATGTTGAGGTGATCAATATTAATACGCGCCCCGTAGACGTTCGGGTCGTAGTTCTTTTCGATATCGGTCAGCCAGCTGCGCTGTACGGTGCGGCCGTCAGTGGTGGCACCCTCTGTGCAGATACGCACCGGCTTTGATTTTACGGTCATGTGAATGACTCCATCAGTCAGGACGGGATTGTCAGTAATGATGGGGCTATGGTTCCGGTGAATTGCTGCGGAAACAATGAAAGGCTGTTGTACGCCGGAGGTATACAACAGAACAGCAGGGCGCGGGGGAAGTGCGGCCAGTAATCTGGCGGCATGGAAACGATAACCGTATTTGACTCACGCAAAAAGGCCATGCACCTGTATTTCAGCGGCTACCGTATTGCACGGATCGCGGAAATGCTGGGTGAGAAAGCTTCAACCATTCACAGCTGGAAACGCCGCGACCAGTGGGACGACATCACGCCCTATGACCGGGTGGAATTCACTATTGAAGCACGGCTGTGCCAGCTTATCGCCAAAGAAAGCAAAGAGGGAAAGGATTACAAAGAGATTGACCTGTTAGGCCGTCAGCTGGAGCGTGCCGCCAAAATCCGGCGCTATCAGAACGGCGGCAATGAGACCGACCTCAACCCGAAACTGGCGAACCGCAACGCCGGTGAACGTAAGGCCCCGGAAAAAAATGTGTTCAGCGACGTACAGATCGAAAAGCTGGAACAGATTTTCACGGGGAACATGTTTGAGTACCAAAAAACATGGTACCGCGCCGGGGCGCAGAACCGCATCCGGGATATCCTCAAATCCCGCCAGATAGGGGCGACATATTATTTTGCCCGCGAAGCCTTTACGGACGCGCTGCTGACCGGCCGCAATCAGATATTTCTTTCTGCCAGTAAGGCACAGGCACATGTATTCAAGCAGTACATCATTGAGATTGCCCGCGAAGTCGATGTTGACCTGAAAGGCGACCCGATTGTCCTGCCGAACGGTGCAACGCTCTATTTCCTCGGTACCAACGCCCGGACCGCACAAAGTTATCACGGCAATCTGTATCTTGATGAATATTTCTGGATACCGAAATTTCAGGAACTGCGCAAAGTCGCCTCCGGGATGGCGATGCACAAAAAATGGCGGCAGACCTATTTTTCCACGCCGTCAAGTCTGACCCACAGCGCGTACCCGTTCTGGTCAGGAAAACTGTTTAACCGGGGCCGCGCAAAAGCTGATCACGTGGATATTGATATCAGCCATGCGGCATTACGTGACGGGCGGCTGTGTGAGGATGGTCAGTGGCGGCAGATTGTTACCGTTGAAGATGCGGTACGCGGCGGCTGTGACCTGTTCGATATCGCACAGTTGCGCCTTGAATACAGCCCGGACGAATATCAGAACCTGCTGATGTGTGACTTTGTGGACGATATCGCGTCCATTTTTTCGCTGGAACTGATGCAGAGCTGTCTCGTCGACAGCTGGGATGTGTGGGAGGACTTTCAGCCGGAACTGTACCGGCCATACGGTCACCGGCCGGTCTGGATCGGCTATGACCCGGCAAAAGGAACTGAGGGCGGCGACAGTGCCGGGTGTGTGGTGATTGCACCGCCGGTGATGTTCGGTGGTGCATTCCGCATCCTTGAGCGGCACCAGTGGCGTGGGATGGATTTCCGCGCTCAGGCGGAAGCCATCAAACAACTGACCGAACGTTATAACGTGGAATACATCGGTATCGACAGTACCGGGATCGGCCACGGCGTCTTTAAATCCGTGCAGGAGTTTTTCCCGCAGGTGCGGGAGTTCGTCTATAACCCGGCGGTAAAAAACGCCCTGGTGCTGAAAGCGTGGGATGTCATCAACAGCGGACGGCTGGAATTTGATGCCGGCGATCGGGACGTCATTCAGTCATTTATGTCTATCCGCCGCTCAACCACCGCCAGCGGCAACCGCCCGACCTATGAAGCCAGCCGCAGCGAGGATGCCAGCCATGCGGATCTCGCCTGGGCTGCGATGCATGCCCTGTACAACGAACCTATCACAGGTGAAAACACTCAACATCATAATATCGTGGAGCTTTATTAATGAGCCGCAGAAACAAAAACAAACAGCATAAACAACAGAATACCGGCGGCGTGGAGGCATTCACGTTCGGTGAGCCGGTGTCGGTGCTCGACAGCCGCGAGATTTATGATTACCTGGAGTGTGTCCGGATGGAGCACTGGTATGAACCGCCGCTCAGTTTTAACGGGCTGTCCAAAGCGTTCCGGGCAGCACCGCATCACAGCAGCGCAATCTATGTAAAACGTAACATACTGACCAGCACCTTTATCCCGCACCCGCTGTTAGACCGCAAAACCTTTGACAGTTTCGCGCTTGACTTCCTGATGTTCGGCAACGCTTACGTTGAAACCCGTTACAACCGCCTCGGCGGCATCCTGCGGTTTGACCACGCCCCGGCCAAATACACCCGGCGCGGGATTGACGGGGATCAGTACTGGTTCACCAAATACGGCTATGAGAGTGAGCCGTACCCGTTTGAACCCGGCGCGGTGTTTCACCTGATTGAACCGGATGTGAATCAGGAACTGTACGGCCTGCCGGAATATCTGGCCGCTCTGCCGTCAACCCTGCTGAACGAATCCGCCACGCTGTTCCGCCGACGGTATTATCTTAACGGCAGTCACGCCGGGTACATCATGTATATCAGTGATTCTTCCCAAACGCCGGGTGATATCGACAACATCCGTAAAGCGGTACGCAGCAGCAAAGGACCCGGCAACTTCCGCAACCTGTTCCTGTATGCCCCGAACGGGAAGAAAGACGGCATTCAGATCATGCCGCTCAGTGAAGTCGCTGCTAAGGATGAATTTCTGAACATCAAGAACGTCAGCCGTGATGACATGCTGGCGGCGCACCGGGTACCGCCGCAGCTGATGGGCATCCTGCCGCAGAACACCGGCGGCTTCGGTGATGTGGAAAAGGCAGCAAAGGTGTTTGTCCGCAATGAACTGATGCCGCTACAGGCCAAGATGAAACAGCTGAATGACTGGTGCGGTCAGGAGGTGATCCGGTTTGAGGATTACCGGCTGCCGGATGATTAATCACAATATAAAAACAGGAGCCACCGCCAGGCGGTTTTTTTACGTCCGTACATGATGAAGATCGGCGTTACCAATAATAATAGCGCCCCACGATATTATACTAAACCCGCTGCCGGAATACGAATCTGCCGGATTTGGCCCCGCTAAAACCATCCGTAATACCGCCTGTATCGCACCGTGTGACGACCTGAAAAAAGATAACCCGTACCACCTCTTTTTGCTTTTAACGCCGCTACGCCCGGGAAATTTGTGACAACCGGGAAGCGAACAAACATGCCGCCGCGCAATCGTAGCCCCGCCACGCCTGCTCACTAAATGCACCGCTTTTCATGCACCTGCAAGGAAGCCACTGAACCCCATCGGATATAGGGCTGTGCGGCTATATAGATCCTTTTCCGTTTATGCGGTTTTTGGTGGTTTTTTATAAGTTAGTACAGCATCTATAAGTATAAAAAAGAGAATAGTTTGGTGGTTACTTTTTCTTATAATAAGTAGCCACCAAAAGAATTTTAGATAATATTTATTGTTTGATTTTTTTGAAATCGCATAAATAAATCTATCATTGATGCACCAGGTTTGACTTCATCATTATGAGATAGGTGACGCTCATAATATTTCCCAGCATAGGTTTCTGGGGCAGAGGAACGCTCTGCTCGGAAAATAATAATCTCCTTCTCTTTGTACGTAAAGTTAGATAGTTTGTTGAGAACTTGCTTTTTAAATGCATCTGTAATATCTTTACTTTTATTTATGTAGTCTTTAATTATTTTTAGATATTGGTCCATTCCAGAATAAAGATAATCTGCTTCACTATCTACACCGACAATGTATTTGCTACCATATTTAATATAGCTGCGTTTGAATTTTTTTTCATGCTCTTTTGCATCAGCTTCACTCTCAGCAACACCAACAATAACAGTACATTCCCCCTCAATACTATTTGTCATTGCAGTTAATGTTTTTAGAACTTTATCAATCATATTACGATTGAATGCGTGGTCTTCCTTAAGAGTGCAGAATCCCATTTTAAAGTCATACGATTGTTGTTCTGTACGAGATTCATTGATAATATTTTCAATGTTACGTATCCAATTACCCGGCTCGAATTGACGCGAGGAACTTTTTTTGAAATGTGACCGAATAATTCCCTTGGTTGCCTCAATCAAGCTAGTACGTTCATCATTATGCCACTTCCTATTATTATTCATAATAGCGTGGTAGTGGTTATCATAAATATTAGTGAGTGAGGTGTGAAGGTCTTTATAGTTTATAATGGTCATGCTTTCTTTAATTATTAATTCATATAAAGATAAGAATAAAACTTGGAAACTACGAGATGATTTTATTTTCTTATCTTTATAAATCGTCCTGGAAAAATTACTTCTTTCTTCTTTAAATATTTTACCTAATTCATCAAAAATATGATTGAATGTTTTTATTAAATAATCATCTTTATATTTACTAATTGCATTGGAAAGGTCATTGCATTCAGTTGTAGCTGTGTCGTAGATCTTATTTAAATAATCAGATCTAGTGTCAGCTTTTTCTGGATGTGCAACGTAACTTAGAAGATGTGCTATTAACTCTTCGTCTCGAGATTCGCGAATATCTTCTTTGCGAATAATTTCATTTTTTACCCAGAAAATATCGTTAATATTGATTCCATAGTTTAATATATCGTCACCAATACTTATATTTTTCATATTTTTAAGAGTAACTATATCAGTTCTTGAGGAATCCTTTCTAACATAATTCGATATTTTATTAATAGTATCAGGGATTAAACCAAGAGAACCTGCTTGCCTGACATCTTGCATTGATAGGCGGCGCCCACCTGTATTGATTCTACGGAATGTTTCGTCAATGAATTCCGGAGTATTAATGTGTGTTGTTAGAAATGGGATTTGGTAATTGAGTAATGTTGAGCACTGCTTTGCATCCAGCATAGGCATTTTTTGTTTAAGTTTACCGGATTCTTTTAATGTTTTAGTCAGTGAAATTGCATCCAGATCGAAATAGCACCCATTAATAGAGAAATCGCCTTCAATAAAGGACGTAATAGAATTCAACCTCTGAAGGCCATCAAGGATTTCTAACTTTAACTCGTTGTTTTCTTGTTTTGATGTAAGTATCATCGGAATTGGATAACCTTTAAGCAGAGAATCGATGAATTTCATTTTTTCTTCTACTGTCCAGACCAATTTTCGTTGATATCTTCTGTTAACTACAAGACCATCCTCAAGGTACAATTCAAATACGCGTTGTACTAACTGTGGTGTGATTGCAGAACTCATTTATACCTCCATTTGTATTTTACTAAATCTTACTAAGATTCACCTCATTTATTCCTCTGTATCTGAGCTTTAAATTTCCATTTTCATTTTTTTATGCTTTATTTTGTGATTTATTGATATTAAATATTATTTCACTAGTGCAGTAAGGCTCCGCTATATATCAGAAAAATTATTCATTTTGAAAAATTTTGGGTAAATTTTCATGTGTCATGTATATGTATAGCGTTAAATTCTGCTTTCTACGCAAGTCAGACTGTCAAATTTGGCTGTACCTTGCGCGAAAAAATATCTGGTTATATATAAGGCAATACATATTAATCATCAGCTTGTTAAGTTTGGCAGAGTCTTTTTCTCATAATTCCAATCCGCGCCAACACTACCGCCATTCTCCGTTCCTGCTTCTCAACCCTCAACCGTTCTCTCTCCGCTCTAACTCCATCACCCAGTTCCAGCCGTATCCGGCCATCACGGAACAACAGTTTTTGATCACCGTAATCAACGGTCATGCCCCGGATAAACATCATCATCAACCCGTCTGCTGGCATTTTATGCCCCATTGCGGCGGTGAATTTCTGTATTTCCGGGATAAATGCGATTTCTTTGTCGCTTAAAGTGATGCGGGAATTAATCCGTCTGGCGATTTGTGCCGGTTTTGCTTCCTGTGCCGCTTTCTCAGCGGCTTTATCACTGAGGCATGAACCCCACGGTTTTATTTGGTAAACCCCTGTCACGCCGTAGTTTGGCGCTAAATCTGGCGATTTATCACCATCGGTCGAGATCACCGATCCACAGTTATTGACAGGACTCCGAGGGTCGGCGATGCCGCCCTTTAAAAGATTAAAATCAAAACCAACGGCAACCGGTGCCGGGTTTTGGCTGTCGCGTTTTTTAACAATCTGGTATTTACGTTCGCGGGTTTTGACGACATCGCCGCCGAAAACAGGGGAGTAGATCCCGAATACTTCCGGGACTTCTTCGTCGTACTGGTTCAGCCGATCAGCGGCGCGTCTTGCTACTCTGACCGTTTGCAGGTCACGCGGGGTACACGGGCCACCCTGAGAAAGGATGTATTCATCAAAAAAGCCTTTATCGGCGGCAAACCTGACCTTTTCCGCCACATCACCGATCTGCTCTGCGATAGAAACACCTCGCAACTTGCGGCACTCGCGGTAAGCCCCCTTTGACGGCAGGTTATAAAACTGAAACTGAGGAATGCGCCATGTTGCCGCCCATGCGGTCACGGCTGCGGCGGTATCACTCAGCGGTTTTCCGGTATCATTATCGATTTCACCGTCCAGTGCGTAACCGTCAATATTCTTAGAAATATACTTCGCGATATAACTGACAGCGCCGCCACGGTTCATGTGTTCACATTTAAACCGGTGTTTTTGTGCGCCTTGCTCTTTCCCGTCAACGGCAAGGGTTTTTTTGCGCATAATGTCGATAACCTGCGCACGGCTGGCTTTGTCAGTGAATAACAATAAATGCCAGTGCGGAGTACCATCATGATGCGGCTCAACAACGCGAATACCGTAGACTTTCAACCCGTAGTCTTTGAAAGCAGTCCGTATTTTCGACCAGACGCGGACAAGATATGCCTGTCCGTTCTTTGGCGTGTAAGCCTCTTTCGACCAGTTATGATTAATAATGGCCTTTTTCTCGTCTTTCTTACCGGTAACTTTTGTCGGGTGGTACTTTGACGGTGTCGTGATGGTGACAAACATGCCGATATCACCGCGTTGCATAGCCACTCTTTCAATACCGGCGATCTGTGCCATAAGTTCCATACGGCGGATTTCAGGGTTGGAAATACTACCCATCACTTTTTCAAACAGATCAAACCGCTCACCCGTCTCGGTGTCTTCAATATCCATCTGTTTCAGATATTCTTCGTTAGCTTTACGCTGGGCGCGGACTTCATTAATTGCCTGGCGGCTGGCATACGGACGCTTATTCATGTTGACGGCCATAACGGCAATCAGCAGCGACTCACGCCAGCGGGCACGGTGCGCCCGTAAACGGCGGTACCAGAAATCATCATTCACCAGACGGGCAAGGGCAGAATGGATATTTTTTTCACTAATTGAGCCTTTCAGATACCGACTGTAGTGAAGCGGGGTAATATGCAGTTCTTTGGCATCAGCAGCCATATGCCCGTATATTTCATACAGATACTCAAATTTAAATATGGCACCATCACCAATCTCACTGACCTTATCGATCAGCAGTTGGCAACGCTCAAAAAATACTTTCGCCAGTTGCTTTGCCAGTAATTTAACGGCCTTGTCCGATAACTCCGGCAGGGCATTAAACTGATCCATATGGCGCACTGAAAAGCGGTCATTAACGGCATTAACTCGCGGAAGTATTTCCCGGTAAAACTTGAAATACAGATACTTATGAGCTGCTAACAGCCCCTCTTCTTCATGGATTTTTTCATAGCGCTTACGGAACGGGAAACGCAGCATACGCGGCAGACGTTCAATTTCATCCTGCAAATCCTGATTCTGTTTAAGTTGTGCGGGCGTTAACGGCTGCTCAAAACCCAGCACCGCCTCATGTCGCTTTTTGTTCCACTCATGTACAAAAACCGCCGGTTCCGGCGGTGGCTGCACACTGAAATCAATGACTTTTCCGGTCATGGCTGGTCACCAACCGGCATTTCCCGGAGTACAGACAGCGCTGTCTGACAGCGTTTCACTATCATTTCGCTGAAAAGCAAATACTCATCCAGTGTTTTTACCGGTTTATCTTTCGGCCTGATAACCTGCATGGCGACAAGGTCAGCAACCATAACGACAGGGTTGTCATACCGGGAAACCAACGACCAGCTATTGTTTTCAAGATCAGCCTCAATCAGCGCATATGTCGGAAGTGATGCGTGCTCTTCCGGCAGTCGGCGGACTATAGCGTAGCGGGTATCGGTAATATAAATGCCGTTGCGCGGGTCGATGATGCTCATTGGCAACCACCCAGCACAGCAATAATTTCAGGTGCTTTCTTCCGGTTACCATTGGCCGCAATGGTGCGCGGTGCTTCTATTACGTGGATAGTGAAGCCTAAATCCGCATACAGCTCTTTTGCGGCCATAGAATTTGATACCGTTATAGGTGTCTCCATTGATAAATTCAATGTAAGAAGGGCGTATGCTAAATTTTCGTGCTCTTTTTCACTGAAACCACCTGATGAATAACCAGAGAACGTACCTAAATACGGTGGGTCACAATAAACACCATCGCCCAGTTTCACGCTCTGTAATGTTTTTCCTGCGGATTGTGCTTTAAATTCTGCATTCACTGCTTTTTTTGAGAATCTGATAATTTCTTCTTCAGGTAAATACGGTTTTTTATAACTTCCTTTCGGTACATTGAACGCACCAGACTGGTTGTATCTGCATAAACCGTTATAACAATGACGATTAAGATAAATAAAATAGGCAGCAGCATCAGCCGGATTTATGAATTTTTTATTTCTATTGAAAAACTCTCTCTCTACATAATAACCGGATTCAAATGACTCAAGTTCAAAAAGTCCGTATGCAGTATTTAAAATTCGCTGATAATCGCCGGATTTAATTTCACGATATAGATTAATTAAATCATCATTAATATCTGCAATTAAATACCGCTCATAGTCAGTATTCATCATCACAGCACAGGAACCGGCGAACGGTTCAACGAGGCGTTTTGTTTTTGGTAGGTACGGGCGCAGCTGTTCCATAATGCCGACCTTTGAACCCGCCCATTTGAGGATGGTTTTCTCCGCCATTTCACACACTCCGATAATGTTTATTTTTCAGTTCATTAATTGCCTGGCAATCAATGCACATGGTGCAACCGATCACAGCGCGGCGGCGTGGCTCAGGAATTGGCTTACCGCATCCCTCACATTCAAACGCCGACACACCCGCAGCAGTAATACGAGCGGCGGCTATCTGGCTTTCAAGCACAAGCACGGCGTGGTCATTGGCACGGTCGACTTCGTCAGACATGGCTCCACTCCTGAATCTGGCGCTCTGATTCACTGGCTTCACTTTCAAGTAACAGAGCCATTTGATAGCAATCTAATTTGTCCCGTATGGCTATTGCGGCAAATGTGCGCATACGTGATGCATAGCGATCAGCAACAGCACGACGTTCATCCATGCGGTTTTGTTTAATTACACATTCGATAACTACCGCGTTATCTGTTTCTGATTGTTCGGCTGGTATGAAAACAGGTACAGGTCTGGTCATGATTTTTCCTTATTTCAGGTAATAAAAAGCCCTGACCGGTTAGGGTCATTAAAAATTCGTTTATATAATTACTGTGGTAATACTAGGTGTTTCGGTAATATCGCGCTGATTGCTCTGATATGATTAATCGCTTTTACAATATTAAAAATTTCTTTACTGCTGAAATCATTGTAATCACAATCGTGTCTTTCTTTTTCGATGTTTGCCATATATAAAATGACGCCAAGGAATTTCTTATTGTCCTTATACATCGGATCAAAACGGTCACGCATTTCTTTAAAGAATGATTCCAGTTCTTTATTTTCAATTCCGAAACGCTCAGAACGTAATTTTGCTATATGATTTAAACCATCGGCACGCTTACTGATTGGAATAGGAAATGCACGTTGTTCACCGATATCATAAGCCTGTTCCATGAGTAACCTCACTTAATGATGATAAGAACCAGTGCAATTAAAGAAACAATCAGCGCCACTTTATCTGCGCAGGTATGTTTTTTGCGTGAATGGCGCATGACTGACTCGCCGGTTAATTTATGCTGAAACTGAACATTCATAATTTCCCCACATATTTTTGTTGTTGTGATCAAAATTCACCGCCTTTATTTTTTATCGAACAATGAATCTATAAAACCTGTCGCCTGTGCCAGTGCGTCAAACTTCCCGAACGAATGACAGCTATCATCCCCATCAGACAAGGTGACGTGATACTGCGTTATTTTCCGTGTCGCGTTACGCGGTAGGGTGATAATAATAAATCCGCGATATTCCTGGCTGTGTGTGCTGATTTGCCTGACCATAGCCAACCTCAACTAATCTGCGGTTTACCGAGACCCAGCCACACAAGCCAGCCGTTTCGGATTTCGTCGGGCAGGGTGGCACGTGCAAGATCCAGACCCTCATTCCATGCTGAAACGCTGATGTAATATTCGCCGCGACTGGCGTTCGGGTTTTTCATTTCCACATAAGGCAATTTCCCGGCCTTACGCATATCAGAAACAGCCTGCGCTGTTTTGCCGATCATTTCTGCAAACCGGGCTTCGGTCACATAATCCGCAGAACCTGCTTTCAATGCAGCGGCAACCTTTACGTTTTCCTTTGTCATCTGTTAACCTCTCTTGTTGTGGCTCTTTGTAGCCCTCTTACGCTCACTGCTGCTTTTAACGGTGAAATCTAATACTCCATACAATATTGAGAACTCAACATTATGTCAAGAACGCAAGGTGAAAAATTGAGGATTATGCGGAACTCTGAGCAGATAACAAAAAGGAACTAGTGGAAATGGCAGGCCTGAACTACGCAACTTATCACGGTTATGAAAGCGATAAATCGAAGATGACATTTGAATCCGGAGTAAAAATATTTTCTACTCCGTTATTCAGAAAATACCGCGACTGGTTCATGTTCGACGAAGTTAATCCTGAAGCTGGCCAAATAGCACCGGCCCTCGCACACAATGGGCACGAAGAAACAACGTCACCCCGCTCAGACAAGAAAACTGGTTAACAATACATCTCGATTTTTGTGAGTTTATTGATTCACAAAGTCTTTGCACCCTCGGAGGGCTTTCTTATGTCAATTAAGAAACTCGAAGATGGTCGCTATGAAGTGGACATTCGTCCGACTGGCCGCAACGGAAAGCGTGTCAGACGGAAATTTGATAAGAAGTTTGAAGCCGTTAATTATGAACGGTACGTGATGGCCAACCACTCGAAAGAATGGGCGCCGAAGTTAACCGACAATCGCCTGTTAAGCGAAATAGCGCAACAATGGTGGGATTTATTTGGGAGTCATCTCGATCATGGACGAGATCAAAAGAACAGAGTTGATATGTTTTGCCGCGTGATGTCAGACCCTGCAACACCAAAAATAGACAAATCACTTATATCCCAGTATTGCCAGATACGCACGGCTCACGGGGTTAAAGCGTCGTCGATTAATCGTGAAATTACCGCAGTGCGCGGCATTTTTACGTATTTAATTGATGCTGGTCTTTATCTCGGCGAACACCCTTTCAGCGGTTATAAGAAGCTGAAAGAGCAGGCCACGGAAATGTCATATCTGACGGATGATGATGTCAGCAGATTGCTGACTAACCTTAGTGGTGATGATTATAACATTGCCGTTCTTTGCCTCAGTACCGGTGCCCGGTGGAGTGAAGCAACCAGGTTAAAGCGGGAACATGTGATTCAGAATAAGGTACGTTTTACATTTACGAAAACCCGCAAGCCCCGGATTGTGCCGATTTCTGATGATGTTGCCGACATGATATGTGACGGTAAAAACGGGCTGCTATTCCCTGATATATCGTATCAGCGCTTCCGGAAAATTTTAAAGGAAGTGAAGCCGACGTTACCGGGCGGGCAGGCAACACACGTTCTGAGACACACGTTTGCAACGCATTTTATGATGAACGGCGGCAGTATCCTGACACTACAGCGATTGCTGGGACATGCCAATTTATCTCAGACGATGACGTACGCACATTTTGCCCCGGATTTTTTACAGGATGCAATCGACCTTAATCCGCTTAAAGGTAAATGTCGAGTTTAG